CCACATATTAGCATTAATAGATGCAGAACCAATGAAATGTCCGAGAAGTACTGCATATTCATTGGGCATTTGGGGGAGTCTCCTAAGAGCTAACTCTTTATTAAGAAAACCGAGGTGATACTCGTAATCTTCTCTTCCCCAATGGTACCACTCACGCATAGCATTATTCGCACTAAGCATGGTGGCGTCTTTGAGTGGGATAGCAGCAGAGCAGAAGGAACAGTGTTCATAAGGACTTCCTTCACAAGAGGAGCAGCAACATAAGAGCCAGTTCTTTTGAAGTATCTTTTAAGAAATTGTACTTCCGCAACATTATAGTAATCGTTTTCACAGGAAATGGTCCCATCACCATTATCAACAAATACTATTGGTCTCTTTTTAAAATCTACATACTCATATCCGAGTAGTTTCATATATTTGCAAACAGAGGCCATGTTCACAATTCCACGGAGTAATCCTCTAACAACCATAACATGATCATCTCCGAGAGATTTCTTGGGGATAAGTTTATTGACTTCATGTATAGCAAGTTGAAGTCTTTGAGCATCCGCTTTATTTCGATTAAATTCCCGTAGAGCAACCATAGCACAAAAGAGCAGAGCTATGAGCGTGAAGAGCGAATTCACTATCATGGTAAGGGGATTCCCAGAAGCATTTCCATGTGTAAACATTATTAGGAGGCAAAATATAACCAATATTCTAGACTCAAAAGTCAAAAAGAATAAAGATGTTCTAATAAAATTCAATTCAGGGCCAGTGAGCCAAAATCCAGGGCAGAGTTCAAATTTGTCAGGAGTATTCAATTCCATCCAATCACAGATACCATCGGTAACTTCTTGAGTTACAGCAGAACAAGTAGTTGCATCCTGTGCTTTCAAGTCACCAGGTACACAAAATTCATCATCAGAGGGATGTTGAAATAGATAATTGTGGAGCAGAGTCCATTCATGTGAATGTGGATTGGTACCAGCAGCAAATTCATTAATATTGTGTCCTTCCAAAATATTTTCAGTAAATGCTAGGCACAGGCATCTAAGCAATTGAAC